GCGATGTCCTCAAGGCAGTCATCCCTGTCATCGTTGCATCATTAGCGTGGTTGTTACAACAAGTAGCTGACTTCTCCACGCGGCTCACCAAGATTGAAGGTGCTATGCCTGCCCTCATTACTAAAGAGGGTGTGCCGACTGATTCGCCTATATCAGCCGAGAAGCGTGCTTTGCAAAAAGAGCAACTCATGCAACACATCAACGAACTTCAGGTCAAAGTTAGGCTGCTTGAGGAACGTGAAAAGATGGGGAGGAAGTAATGTTAGACATCATTGGCGGCGGTCTTTTCGGTACGATCTTCGGTGGCTTATTCCGGCTTGCGCCGGAGGTCTTGAAGTTCCTTGACCGCAAGAACGAAAGGCAGCATGAACTATCCATGTTCAACCGCCAGTGCGAGTTAGAACAAATCCGTGGTGAGATGAAGCTGGCTGAGATCGGTGCTGAACGTGATAAAGCTATTGATACGGGTGTCATGGCTGCATTTGAAGCAGCTATCAATTCACAAACTGAGATGGCTAAGGCTGCTGGCGGATGGGTTGCTTCGTTATCAGCATCAGTCAGGCCCGTGGTTACTTATTGGATTCTTGCTATCTGGTCAGCTTCGCATATCTGGTTTGCCATCATTGCTTCCCGTGAAGGTCTACCTGTTCAAGAAGTATTTAAGATGATCATGTCGCCAGACTTTGCCGCATTAGTGGCAGGCACGTTTAACTATTGGTTCCTTGACCGTACCTTGAAGGCTAGAGGATTAGCGTGAAACTAGATCTAGCCGCTGAACTGTGCCGAAGGTTTGAAGGGTTTTCAGCCAAACCTTACCTATGCCCTGCGGGGGTGTGGACGATTGGTTACGGTTCAACGTATTACGCTAATGGTGACAAGGTAACCAAGGACGATCCTAGTATTGACCGTGAGTATGCTGAACGGTTATTGATGCACGAGCTTGTTCATACCTATGCACCCGGCGCTATCAGGCAATGTCCAATTCTTTTGACGGTAGCCATTAAGGACAAGGACTGGGGCAAGCTTAATGCTATCGTAGATTTTTGCTATAACCTTGGCGTTGGCAGATTGCAGACCTCTACACTTAAGCGCAAAATTAACCAGCAAGATTGGGATGGAGCCATAGAGCAACTTAAGCTGTGGGTCCGTGGTGGCGGTAAGGTCTTGCGTGGGTTAGTTATTCGGCGTGATGCTGAAGCTGCACTGATGAGGTGAGCCGTGCCATTAAAAAAGATACTACTGAAAAGCGGGGTTAATAAAGAAAATACTCGCTATACAAATGAGAACGGTTGGTATGTATCCGACAAGGTTCGGTTTCGTCAGGGCACACCAGAGAAGATTGGTGGGTGGCGCAGAATATCGCAAGCCGTTTACTTAGGGATTTGCCGTTCTCTTTGGAACTGGGTTACTTTAAGTAACTCTAACCTGCTTGGTGTAGGAACCAACCTAAAGTACTACATTGAGCAAGGTGGTGCTTATTCCGACATCACCCCCATACGTTTAACCCAATCAGTGACCTTTGCTGCGGTTACTGTATCTCCCTTTTCCTCAACCATCACGGTTACATCGGCTAATCATGGTGCAATCACTGGGGATTTTGTAACCTTCTCCGGTGCAGTAAGTCTGGGTGGAAACATCACAGCAGCGGTGCTTAATCAGCAATATCAAATTGCTTCTGTACCCACATTAAATACTTTTACCATCACGGCCAAAGATCCCGGTACGGGTGCGCCTGTCACTTCAAACGCCTCGGATAGTGGTAATGGTGGTGGGTCTTCGGTCGGTGCTTTCCAAGTTAATACGGGTCCGGGCGTTGCTCAGGTTCCTCTGGTTGGATGGGGCGCAGGTGCTTGGGGTAGTGGGTCATGGGGTGTTACGCCACAGGTTACAGACCCACTGCGGATATGGAATGCTGGCAACTGGGGGGAGGACTTAGTCTTTGGTCCACGCACGGCTGGTATTTATTACTGGGATGCGACTAACGGCTTATCAACAAGAGGTGTTGCACTCAACAGCCTTGGGGGTACTGTTACCCTAACAATAGCTTCACCTTGCGTGATTACGCTGTCTAACGTGCTTGCTGAGGGTACAGCCATTAAGCTTGCTACTACTGGCGCACTTCCAACGGGGCTAACTGCGGGTACAACATACTATTTAATTAATGTTGATGGGGTCACTGCAAACCTGTCAACCTCTGCAACGGGTTCGGCTATAAATACTTCAGGCAGTCAGTCTGGAACGCAAAGTATCTCTACGCTTGTTGATGTGCCTACCGTGCAATACAGCATGCTGGTTTCGGATGCTTCTAGGTTCTTATTACTATTTGGCACAACCGACTACGGCAGTACGACTGCTGACCCCATGCTCATTCGTTGGGGTAACCAAGAATCTTTAGTTGATTGGGTGCCATCCCCGCTTAATCAAGCAGGTAGCTTGCGCTTATCCCACGGCTCGCAGATTATTGCAGTGCAGCAAACTAGGCAGGAAGTGTTGGTGTGGACTGATTCTGCGCTTTTTTCTCTGCAATATCTCGGCCCGCCGTTGGTTTGGGGTTCGCAAATTCTTGGGGACAATACGTCCATCATCGGCCCTAACGCCACTGCAATTGCATCCGGGGTAACTTACTGGATGGGTGTGGATAAGTTCTATGTGTACAACGGTAGGGTGCAAACACTTCGTTGCGATCTACGTCGGTATGTGTTCAGCGACATTAATAAGTACCAGAACTTCCAAGTCTTTGCTGGAACAAACGAAGGATTCAATGAGGTTTGGTGGTTCTACTGTTCGGCTAATTCTACGACTGTTGATCGCTATGTGGTGTACAACTACGCTGAAGATATTTGGTACTACGGCACGATGGCACGTACGGCGTGGAGCGATTCAGGTATTCGCGCTTATCCACAAGCTGCTACATATAACTACAACATTGTTGACCACGAGTACGGTGTTGACGATAACGAAACAGGCACGACGCTACCAATTACTGCTTACATAGAGTCTGCTGAGTTTGATATTGAAGACGGACAAAACTTTGGGTTTGTATGGCGTATGGTGCCGGATCTGACATTTGATGGGTCTACAGCAACAACACCCCAAGTTACGATGACTCTTTATGGCATGAACGGTTCGGGGTCTGGGTTTAACACCGAGGCAGCTAAATCTGTTGCCCGTACATCTACCGTTACGATTGAGCAATTTACCAATATCGTTTACACCCGTATCCGTGGGCGACAGATGATTATGAAGATTGGGTCGGATGGTGTCGGTACGACATGGCAGCTTGGTGCACCACGAATTGACATCAGGCAGGACGGCAGACGATGACTCTTAAATTAGATAATCCAGCCCCTCCTAGCCTGCCACTTGCGCCGCCTAATTACGAACGTGCGTATCACGATCAGTTTTCAAATGTCTTAAGACTTTACTTTAATCGTCTTGAGAATATAACGAGAAGTTTGCTTGGGCCAGATGGTGGCCGGTTTATGAGTAATCCGTTTGGTGCTTGGTCAAGCGATTCGGATCAAACTGCGGGTAGTACAACGGCAGCTTACGTAATTACTTATGATGTGACTGATGTTGCCGATAGCGTCTATTTAGCAGGCAATTCTAAACTGACGGTTACTTATCCTGGGGTTTATAACTTACAGTTCAGCATTCAGTTCAATAATACGAATACGCAGATACACGATGTAGACGTATGGGCTGCTATTAACGGCACCAACTTAGCAAATAGCAACTCAAGGTTTTCAGTGCCAAATAGTCATGGTGGTACAGACGGGCATCTTATTGCAGCTTTGAATTTATTTTTGCCTATGCAGACAGGTGACTATGTGGAACTATACTGGCATACTGATAATCTAGGTGTAAGCATAGAACATCTTCCCGCTGCGTCTTCGCCTACACGCCCTGAAACTCCGTCAGTAATTGCAACAATGGCGTTCGTTTCTTCTATACCTACTTAAGATGGCTACCACTAACCCATTAGCTGCCTTCCAGCAATTTGTTGCACAGCAAAAAGATCCTTACGGTCTTGAGCGGCTCCGTGCTGGTCTTGCGTCTAAGGGTATGAAGGAGTGGTCTGAACCGTCAGCACAAAAGTATATTGAGGCTCAAAAAGCATTAGGCTCGGTTGGAGAAGAAAAGAAAGATTTACTTGAGCAGTTTAAAAAGATTCAGGCAGAAGGTGGGCGTGAAGGGTTTCAAGAAGATGTTGGTGAGACAGTAGAGCAAAGGCTTGCCGCCCAAGGTTTTTCTACTGATCCACAGGGGCGAATTGTTTATACGCCGGGACAAAGATTTGATATTGGTAACAAAGGAGTGATGCTTGGCACCCAGCTTGTACTTGACCCTGAAACAGGAAAAGTTGTTGAAGCTGGACCTGCTATTGATCAACGCCAGAGTCAAGGCCAAAGAATTCGTCAGGGTATTATGGCGGTTGCACCGATTGCGCTTGCAGGTATAGGTGGTCCATTAGCAGGGCTGACTAATACAGTAACGTCTTCTCTTTCAGGTTTAGGATCACTTGCTCCTGTTGCGGGTAAAGCAATTACTTCAGGTTTAGTTGGCGGCTCTCTTGCCAAATTAGGTGGTGGTAAATTCGGTCAAGGGTTTAAAGCCGGTGCAGTGTCTGGCGGTATCGGTGCGGGGATGAACGCGCTGGCCCCCGATCTTTTTAAAGGTCTTGGTTCGTTAGAAACCCCGGCTAAATCATTAACCACATCCGCATTAACGGCAAAAGCTCTAGGTAGGAAGTTTGACCCCGCAGCCGCTATTCAAGGTGCAGCAATTAATACTGCTTTAGGTGAGGGCGCAAAAGCTGCTGGAGTAGATCCAAAAGTCCTTAATCAATTTATGCAATTTGCTGCACCGATGATCGCAGCGCGGCGCAGGCCGGGAGGTGGATGATGTCTGAGTTTTTATATGAAGGCGATGACGGAATTGGTGGTGATTGGAGTGGCGGGGTTGACTATCGTACTTATTACGAACCTTCGTTTAGTGAAAATCCAACGGGGGCAAGTTTTTTTCTTCAGCCGATGGATGCCAGAATATCTCAGTTTGAAAATTTCCTTCAAAGTGACGAGGCTAAACAATTTTCTCCAGCGCAGTTAAAGGAGTTAGAAAATTTAGTAGTTGGCGGTATTGACCCGTCGCAAATGCAAGAGCTTGTAGATCAAGCTGAAGGAGATGTAAAGCCCGGCGGTATTA